CAGAAAAGTTAAGTGGCACCATGCCTTTGACGTAAGGCTTATTAGTAAGCCCACCACCGTCATAGACCATTTCATGCACTTGACCAGTCTGAGGATGTTTCCATTCATCAAAGTGAGTTGTTGACCAATAGTTCCACTCACCACTATCAATTTCGTGTCTCGCGGTATCACTAAACTGCACACGCGCCCACAGTCCGGGCTGCGTGAAAACGCCGCGAGGTTCATCTACAACTTTTAACTCCTTGATAGACCCTGCTGCTTTTGAACCCTTAGCAGCATCAAGACCGTGCTCGTAATCGGCGAAGATTTTAGTACCTCTAACGCCGTGATCGAAACTGTCCTTTAACTTAGTAGCACGATCATGGTCAATAACCGTATCACTAAAGACAGGGTGAGTCCAGCTATCGAATGGATACTGCTGAACCCACATCTCATTATTCGCAAGCCAACGCAGTTCGCCGTTTTCAGCGAACTGCTTTAACTCTGTGAGATATGAGATTTCGTGTTCAAAGTCCATTAGTCACCTCGTCGTCCAACGGAATACTATGGGTTAGACGTAACCTCTGATCTAACCACTTATCTATATCTTTTTGAAGCTTAACCTTAATCGTCTTTTTCGTACTTCGGTTATACATTGTACTTAGTAAATCTAACTGGAAGTCTATCTCTTCCAGAGTTTTAGACGGCGCCACTATTATCGGGCTTGCCAATGTTACCAGCTCCCCCGTTCTTAGAGTGGTCGATAGTCTTTTTAGCAGAAGTTGCCGCATCCTTAGTTGTACCACCGTTGCCATTACCGTCACTAGTCTGATCGACTTTGATAGCCTCAGTAACGTATTCAGGATTCTGGCTAGGCGGTGTCCACGGAGCAGTTTTGCGCGGGATATCGAATTGATCGCGCACCCACTGTTCTGTATCTTCGTCCATAGAGATAGCATCAACATTGAGTAAGTTACGAATAGCAGCAGCAAACATCTGCAAGTCCTTAACTTCGCCAACTCCACGAACCATCAACTTCGGAAAGTTATCAGTCGGGAAGTTATAAGCGACGAGATTCGGTATTAAGTACAGGTTCATACTGTCGCAGATAGACTTCGCAATGTGACGCATGGACTTAAGGAACATATCCATGCTTGTTGCACCAGTAGCACGACCGCCGCCGCCACCTTCAACGCCAGTACCTAAGTTAAGGAACTGAACCATGATGTTCTTCATAATCATGGTATCGTGGTGCTCAGCAGAACGTAACGGTTCAACGAGATTGCCCTTTAACTCAGCGAATGCAACCTTCATGTTAGTAGTTCTAACAATGTAGGCACGTTCGTTCGTCCTGAGATTTGAGCCTAATTCATGTGCGAATTTTCTATCGTTCTCGTTGTATCCTGGCTGTAATTCGATATCCGGCACTCCGATGCCGTGACGTTCTTTCTGGATACCGTCAATCTTATACATATGATCCTTGTAATACCAATTCCGATAAGCTGACCTAAGTATGCTATTTCCTCTAAGATCGCCACCGTCTTGGTCAAACGTAAAGACAACCAGCTTATCAATCGGAATAGTAACTAAGGTAGAATGACCGTCAGCAGCAACAGCGTTGTGGTCAATACTTACCGGCCCTCCGTTATCGTCGTAGTTAAACTGACTTACCGTACTTGCGGGACGTGCCGCCAACTTACGCAGCATAGTGTATTGTTTGCGGTTAGCACCGGGAGTAGACTTACGAGGCGCCCATTCACGCATTTCCCAAACGGGTTCAAATACACTAAATCCGAAGTCGAACATCTTGGTAATCTGTTCTAAGCATTTAACCCACGGAGTCGTCATTCCGTCGAACAGGTTAAACTCAACGAATTCTGCGATAGCAACGTCCTGTTCGTTATTACTATATGGCTGGATATACCAGTCTGCGCCTAATATCGGCGCCTTACCAGCACGAAGGCTTACACGAACTGATACATCGTCACGTACCATACTAGTGTAAGTACGGAGAGCCGTAGCAGGACTAGATAAAGCAGGTACAGGATCAACAATATGCGTACCCTTAGAGGAACCCATCTCACTAAGGCTTGCAGCCTTCGGAGATTCAACAGCACCTTGAGCAACATAAGTAGTACCCGTATTTTGACGGGTAGGTGTGCTGTCCTTCTTCTTTAAACCTAGTCTATCGCGTAACGCCATTGAGACTAATACCTTCCTAATTCACTATCAAGGGTTATTGCCCCATGATAGGTGAAAAATGTATCTGCCTCAGTCCCGTTACCAATTCCACTATACAGGTCGGCTAGACTCTCGTTCCTCCCGAGGATAAAGTATTCATTGAAGAAATAGCGCAAAGCATCAGGACCGTGATCGTCGTAGTCATGTTGCGTTTGCTTGCTATTATGACCTTCTTTAGACTCGGCGTAACGAAGAACCTTTAACTGCCTGATTAACTCTGTGCAACGTGGATGAATAATCAGACCAGGCAAACCATCTTCACGAGTTTTAAGATGCCTTCTAACTACTTCATAACCAGCGGAACGATCAACAGGTGTAGCGTTAGCACTACCGAGAGCGAACGCAATTGTCTGTATTCCGTCAGGATCGCGCGGATCAGCAGCAACCGCATTAACGTGATAACCCTCCGGATTCTCTCTAGCTCTTAAGACCTGAGCATGTTCATGATTCGTTTTGTAGCTAACCATGTATTCACGCCAAACCCATACACGATCCTCTTGGTCGATCATTATGTCTAAGCAGACAAACGGATCAACGAACCCGAAGTCGATAGAAAGCCAATTCTTCCAACTAGGGTTGTATTCAAAGTTACGGACGTGGATCGTTTCATTGAATTCTGGATAGATCATTCCCTCGAAAGCTGTAAACTCAGCGCAGTATTCCTGCATCCAGTACATACGACTACTGTTGTTGAAAATCCTGACAAGCTCTTTATTGCAACTGCACTTGTTCAGACCACGACGATAGCCCATATGCATTTCTTGGCCTGAATCGTTAGTCTGGATATTAGGACACTGAGGATCGAATCCACCAGGGAACTTGAATGTATTTACCCAAGTCGGGAAGCGCCAAGAGATATAATCGTCTAAGTCATCGCGGTGCTTATTCTGTCCTAACTCGTACATTCCCTTGTACCAGTTGAACCCCTGTGGCGTACTTGGAAAGTCTGCTGATCCTAACTTGTCAGCGAGTGCAGGTTCAATATACATCTGCCATGTACTCATGGAATGCTTAGCAGCCTCACTCATACAAACGTGATCTAAACCTTCTCCAACCAGAGAATCTTTTCGTTCGGCTGATTTGACTTCAAGCAAGGAGTTAAGGTCTTTAAAGTATAGACGCATATTCCCTTGCTTAACGTTGTATGACTTGCTGCAACGTCCAAGCAAACCAAGCTTTTGGAAGTCAGTATATGCGACACGGAACTCCTTTTCTCCTAGACCATAATCAGGTCCTACAACCCAATTAATCGTATCAGGAACAAACATCTTTAACGTCAGTTCGTGACCAGCCCATAGAGATTTACCGAAACGCCGTCCTGCACAAATTGTACGAAATCGTTGCGTAGCTCTATGAGCATCCCACTGTGCTTCCGAGTGAGGAACGTACTTAAGCTTTTCAAACAAAGCCTCGCGGCTAATGTTTGGTTCAGTTCTACCGTTAGATGACATTAAAATCGAACGGCCCTAAGATGGGCATTTCGCTCCCAATAGTAGGACGGACATAAAGCTCGTAATGAGCTGTATCCCATCCAGTCGTATCTAGCAGTACATCAACTCTCATAAGTGTAACGCCAGCTACCGTAGCCCACGGAACCTTATCAGTACCGTCATCGTTGGCTACACGATAACTAACTGCATAAGAACTCAAATCAGTTATCGTATCTAAACGATCCTCTAAGTTGACCGATACAGTCTCCTTAGTTCCGACATTTAAGTTGTCCACTTCGACCTCACCATCCCGACTAGTCGGTTAATGACAAACTCTGTACTAATCCAACGTTTGCTCGTTGTCGTCGAATTGAATCTAGCAACCATACCACCACTAATCCATCTACTCGTTAAGAACCCTACAAACCTATCTACCGTGATAGGGCCATACTCTGTAGTAGCGCCAATGTACGTTTTGCTCGTAACAGTGGCAGCATCTTGGAATGTAGGAGCCGGTACGTACTGTTCAATAGCCGATACATACGTAATGCTTGTGAACGTTACAGATTCAGCGTAACTAGCAGTATCAGTCGAGAATGCACTAGACGCACTCGACACAGTATTGCTATCTGCGCCGGCTGTGAAGTCACTGTATGTTATAGACGTAATCGTACTAAGATTTGCGGCGTCTATTCCTGCATAAATCTCCACAGGTGTGATCGTCGTCTTTGTTGTGCAAGTACCAGCATCTAGATTGATGGTGGGGAAGATATCTACGCCGCTTGGAGTGGTTACACCGTTAATTGTGCTGCTCTCTACATAGGCTGCAAAGTCTGTGCTACTAGGAGTAGTAACTATAGCGCCAGTAGAACTATCAACACCTGTGGAAACATCTGTGGATGAAAGAGTAGTTTTACTGCTTAATGTAGCAGACTCGACGTATGCAGCAACGTCAGTTGCGCTCGGAGTCGTCTTACCCGTAATCGTCGCAGCTTCAAGGTCTGCCGCTACGTCAGTAGCCGATGGAGTCGTAATACCGGCTACAATAGAGCTTTCGATGTACTGAGCTGTATCAACAGTAGTAATTGACGTTTTAGACGCTATTGTAGCAGCATCGGTGTTACTAACGGCAGGGGTATAAACATCAGTACCAGATACCGTTGTAACGCTAGATATCGTCGCAGAATCGAATATATCATGTTCTTCCAGCGCCGATACAGATGTAACACTTGCGATAGTGCTCGACTCAACATATTGGGCTGTTTCAGTAGCAGAAGGAGTTGTCTTTGACGAGATAGTTGCACTATCAGGTATATCGTGTTCTTCTAGAGCAGAAACAGTAGTGATACTAGTGATGAAATCAGCAGTTGTGGCCTGTTTTACAGTGAGATTGTCGAGTAGTATTGTAGGCAGTACGGTAGAGCCGGTAGGAACGAAACCACGGAAGCCTGCATTAGTCCCCGTAGTCAAGTCAGTATCAGTTATCTGTACTAACCACCCAGGTTCAGTAGAACCATCAAGCCAATACTTACCAAATAACCTAGAACCGATGACAGCCAGCTTAAGCCAGTATTGACTACCAGGGACAAGCGTACCACTTGATATGTTAAACACAACGAGAGAGTCACTCTGAACACTAGCTACACGCTTGGCTAATGCTAATGCACCACCGTTAGTAATAGTTTGAGCAAGTCTGAGTGCGTAGAAGTTATTTAGGTCAGTTCCTCGCGCTATGACGTAGAACTGCTGAGTTTGAGCAGTATCCTGCGTAGGCATCGTAAACTCGAAAGTAACTTCTTCATCAATAGCCCCGGTATCAACAAATACCATTCTAACGCTGTTGGCAACATCAATCGCCATTTGGCCTTGAGTACCATTGACGCCGAATTTAGTTGATCCACCGTTAGGATACGTATAAGCCGGGCCTTGATCCGGTGAACCCCATCCTGAGCCTAATCCAATTGACCTAGTAAACGTATCGCTGATAGCTACTCGATAAGCCTCGTCTGAATACTGTGCAATATCTACGCCACTAGGTGTAGTTACGCCGGCGACTGTAGCTGCCTCAGAAACAGCCATAATGTCTGTACTAGATGGAGTGGTAACACCACTCACTGTAGATGTTTCAACGTAAGCAGCAACATCTACACTAGCCAAGCTAGTCACGCTAGAAATAGTAGCGGAGTCTAGATATACATGCGATGGGATATCTACACCGCTAGGCGTCGTGACGCTTGTAATAGTTGCAGACTCTACATAGGCCGCAATGTCAGCACTAGACGGAGTTGTTACTCCTGCGATGGTAGCTGCCTCGATATCAGCAACTACCTCTGTGTAGGTCAAGCTAGTTACGCTGCTAAGCGTAGCACTCTCTACATACTGTGCTGTCTCTATCGCGGAAAGACTTGTTACACTTGCAATAGTAGCCGCGTCAAAGATATCATGCTCTTCAAGAGCCGATACTGACGTAACACCTGCAACAGTTGCAGCTTCAACGAAAGCAGCTATATCCGTCGCAGAAGGTGTAGTAACTCCTGCCACTGTAGCAGCGTCTAAGTATGCAGCTACGTCTAGCGCAGATAAGCTAGTAACGCCGGCTACTGTTTGCTGATCTACGTATGCAGCTACGTCCGTACTTGACGGAGTAGTCTTACTACTAAGGGTAGCGGATTCTACATACTGAGCAGTTTCCGTGTAGGTTAAACTTGTTACACTTGCGATAGTAGCTGCATCAGATATCTCATGCAGTTCTACAGCCGTCAGACTTGTTACGCTGGAAACTGTAGCTGCGTCAGGCGGTGTTACCTCAACAAACGTAATTGAAGTAACACTCGATATTGTAGCCGCTTCTAGGTCTGCTGCTATGTCAGTTGCGCTAGGCGTAGTTACACCGCTAATAGTAGAGGCTTCTACGTAAGCTGCAACGTCTGTAGCAGACGGAGTTGTAACGCTACTGATAGTAGCGGAATCTGGTGGAGTTACCTCAACGAACGTGAGTGAGGTAACGGAACTGATAGTAGCCGCTTCAACATCTGCTGCAACATCTAGCGCAGATGGAGTTGTCTTACTTGATATAGTTGCTGATTCTACATCTGCTGCAACGTCCGTGGCAGAGAGGCTCGTAACGACGGGAATCGTCGCAGAGTCGGTGTAGTTGAATGTAGTTGCAGAAGCTTTCGGTATTTCTAGCTTGACTGAGCTAACCTGAACTGTCAACGCACCGCCAGGATCAGCGACACCTTGAAACGTTACTTCTACATCATTGAACGTAGTGAATGGACTTACACTGAACGAGTGCAAATCAAGTGCAAATTGGTCTACCAGTCTAATACTGTAAGGACCTTCTCGTAGTGTTCCCGCTTCATAAATCCTTACATCTAATGTACCTGAATCAGTAGCATTGACTTTGCGTGCTCTGACCAGTAGAGTGGATGGTGTGTTTTGTAGCGGAGTGTTTAAAGTCGATGTTAACGCAGTACGATAGATAGTCGTAGCTGTAGCAGCGGTATACGTTTCCGTAGCACTAACGGCAGTTACACTTGCAACAGTAGCACTATCAGGAATCTCATGTACTTCAACTGCACTAACAGCAGATACACTACCAATAGTTGCAGCATCGGTTGTAGTTGTAGATGTAGCTTGTAGAGCTAGGCTAACCGCTAGTGCGCGAGCAGAAGTTGTGATAGACCACGTAACAGTTGCAGTACCAGAGCTTCCCGGATTCGTTGTAAATAAATGGGAAGTTTCAAGAACGTGACCAGTACCACTCGTTGTGTTGTTGTCAGAATCCTCAGTAAATGTAGCAACAGTAGAAGTTTGACCAGAAGATTCATTCAGCTTCATTGCCATACCTAAAACGAGAGCGCCATAGTTGGCTGATGTAAAGGCAGGAATGACAGACGTTGTAGTTTGTGCTGAAAGGTCGCTAGAAGATACAGTACCGTCTAGCGTTATTGTAGCGTTAGTAAATGCAAGAATACCAGCACCAGAAGCATCACCAGAAGTACCAGTAGTTAAACCAGTCCATACAGGCGAAGGTGTATCTGTCGCAGTACCATCAGCAATTCTAACAAACACATAGAACGTACCGCCAGATGCAGTACCCGATCTTTTCGGGAATCCTGTTACTAGCGTCCAACCTGTAGGCGTCGCAACAGTAGCAGTAATACTGCGAGACTCACAAACAAGAACGAGTAAATCCCCAACAGCTTTACCAGCAGGAGCGCCAGGCGTACAAGTAAATGGGGTCGCTACACTGTTAGCCGTAAACGACCAAGTACCGGCTGCTCTAAATGTTGGAGTAAGTGGCATTTATATTAGTGTGCAGCGTCAGACTGTATGTAGTCTGTATCGCTGATAGGCTCTTCATCTATCTTATCCCATAACGTGCCTCCACCAGAAGCCGTCCACGAACCAGCAGAAACATCGGAGATAGGATAACCGTCTTGTGGTGATAATCCTTCGATACCACCAGGAACAGACTTAACTGCAAGTGTGGCAGAATCAGTATAGTTCTGAGGCGGTGGCGGAAGCTTAATTATGCGAGGACGGGTAGAGAACATTTCAAACGGATTCGCATGAAAGTTCATCGCGTCCTGGTCGCTTAAATTGTCACTCC